CACGGCGGCGGGCCTCAGTCAGGACACCGTCAACACGCGGCGGTGCAAGATAGGCCACGCGGCGCGGTGCCTGGATAAATCGCCCTATGACGTGACGTCAGAGGATCTAGTGCATTGGACCGCCTCGCAATCATGGAAGGCGGAGACGCGCAAGGGCTACCGAAACACGCTCGTCGGTTTTTTCCGGTGGCTGCATGCCACGGGCCGGCGCGCGGACGATCCGGCCGCCGCGTTGCCGAAGGTGCGCAAGACGCGGCCGCATCCCCGCCCGTGTCCCGACGCGCACATATACGCCGCCATGTGCGCCGCGAACGATGTGGAACGGCTCATGCTGCGCCTCGGTGCCGAAGCCGGGTTGAGGCTGTCCGAAATCGCGGCCGTCCACTCGCGCGACGTGCTGGAAGGCGACGCCGGCCCGTCGCTGATAGTGCGGGGCAAGGGCGACAAACAGCGCATAGTGCCCATAAGCGAGGACCTGGCGAAGCGGATAACGGCCGCGCCCGGTTGGCTGTTCCCCGGCCGGTGGCGGGGACACGTCGAAAAATCGTATGTGTCCCGCCACCTCACACGGCTGCTGCCGGACGGTTGGGGGCCGCACTCGCTGCGCCACCGGTACGCCACGCGCATGTACGAGACCACGCACGATCTGCTGCTGGTCTCGAAACTGCTGGGACATAGCAGCGTGGAGACCACGCAAATCTACGTGGCGATGCCGGACAGCCGTCTGCGCGTCGGTCTGGACGCGGTGACGTTGGCCGGCTAGGCCGCGTGCTGCGCGCGCGACTTGGGCGTGATTGGGTTGTCCTTCCACCACGCCCATAGCGCGGCGCCCACGTTCCATGTGAGGGCGACGAGCTGGTTAACCGTCTCGTCAGCGATGGGGATGGTATCGACGCCGAACATGACCAGGCAAGCGTTAATCAAGCCGAGCAGCAGCACGGCGGCGCGGGCGATGGTCGCACCGCTGACGCCTGGCGTACGCGGGTCGCCGCCTTCCACCTGTTCCTCTCCGTAATCCATCATGCCTCCTTGTTCGTGAGCGTCACCGTGAGGTTCTTCAGCGCCGCGTTGACGGCCTCGCTCACGGTCTTGGTGATGTCGGATGGGTTCGCGCCCACCGATTTCGCCAGAGCTTCCAGCGCGGCCGTCTGGGCCTTCTCATACGCGGTGGTCTTAGCCTGCACGTAACCGCTGATCTGATCGGCGCGGGCGGCCCACGGGGCCTTCTTGCTGGAATGGATCAGCTTCACGCCAGCGTCCTCCAGCACCTTCAT